CAGCTTCTCTGAGACCAGAGATCCATGCCTTGATGTTGGGGAACCTGCCAGAGTGTCTGGCGGTAGTAGCCACCATGCCGTAGGCGTTGATCTCTTCGGCTGACGGCTTACGACCGTCCACCGTCTGAGCACCATTACGGAATGCCTCTGTGTTCTCTGCCCTCTGGAGGGAGATCAGGTGGATACCGTCCTCCTCGTGGTGTTCGCAGATCTGCGCCGAGAAGTGTTCTGCCATGAGGCGCATAGCCTTCATGTGCTCATCTTGTGCCTCTGCTCTGAGAGTCTCTGCGCCATGAGCCATGATGTTGTCCAGTTCAGACAACACTGCCTGCTCATCGGACTGTTCTGGTTGATTACTCACCCTTGATCCCCTTCCGTTGTAGTTGTGATAGGTACTCGGTTGCTTCTGTTGCTGTGCCTACTTGCTTGATACGGTACTTCTTCTTGATCTTCTCCACTTCGTCCCTCAGATCCGCACTGCTGCGGTCTCCCTGACCCGTCACCCAGCCGTCAGAGATCCAGACGATTGGGCTTCTGCTGCTTCTGCGCAGGTTGGTGACTGCCCACATGAGGGCAGGACCGTCTACGACATTACCGCCAGGGAAGCGGGGCAGAGAGCGTGACTGTCTGCCGTTCTTGGCGACTAGCCAAGCGTTAGGCGCATTCACGTTCCTGCTGTTCCCTGAGTAGCAGAGCACAGAAGCACCAGCAGATGACTCCACCAACTGCTCCACATCGTCCTGACTGAGACACATGGAACCAGAGCAGTCGATGATGACGACTGCGCCAAGAGAGCGTGTCTTGCGTGAGAAGATGCGCTTCTTGGGGTCTGTGACTAGACGGTTCAGGAAGCGGGGGAAGCGACCTGTATCGTGACCGATGATCTTGCGACCCATCTTGCCACTGTGCGGTAGTTCTAGCACAGGCTTGGACAAGACGAGTTGCCCCCACCTCTGACTCAGATTGTCAATCGGTGGCTGCTCTGTGTGGATCTCCCCGTCCTCGGTTCTGCGCTGTCTACGCCCACCGTCTGACCCTGTGTCCGCAGAGAGGCTTCTGGCGTACTCGTCGAAGAACTTGGCGATGTGAGAGTGCCAGGTTCTCCTCCACTTACTGCGCCTCTTGGTCCAAGGATCAGACGGATCTCCGCTAGTTGCCTCACCGACTGACCTGATCACATCGTTAGCCGACTGTGCCACCCAACCGTTGTGCTCCTCTGAACGAGGAGTCAGACAGGAGATAGCCGTCTCCAACTGCTCTGACAGTTCTGGGTGGTATGCCATCAGAGCGCCGTAGATCTTCTCCCAATGGACAGTTCCGAACATGGTCAGAGCCTCCATGAACGCACCAGGCGGCACCTGCTCCTGAGAGATCAGACTGATCAGAGGATCAGGCGAGTAAGTACCGACGGTGTGGTCATCGTTGTAGGCACCACGGTAAGCGACCGCAGAGATGTAGTTGTTAGCCGCTTGGATAGCCTGCTGAGACAGTCTCCACTTCTTGTGGTACTTGGCTGGTGGCACAGAGTAGCGAGAGAGGCTCAGACCGTATCGCCTCAGACGACGAGAGATGATCCCATCGCCCTCTGATGTAGTGAACAGATGAGGCTTGGTGGTCTGAGAGATCTCCACACGAACACCCGAGAGACTGGTCGCATCACCGATCTTCTCGAAGTCTTGGTGCTTACTCTCTGTGGTTCTGCCCAAGATGGCTGGGCGCAACTTGCTCTGCCGTGGAGCGATGTTCATCGCGCCTTCTTCTCGCCACGAGTGAGTGCCAGAGCGTCCACGATCTGCTCCTGGATACGGGGCAGGACGACTGCTGCTGTGACCTCCAAGTTGTCGCTCTGCTCATACATCTGGGCGAATGCCAAGAAGGAGCGCAGAGAGTACCGCAAGGAACCGGCTTCCTTATTGGTACAGTCTCTGGCGATCTTCTGGAGGTACTCGGGGAGACGGTCGATCCCGTCTGGGTGTGCTTCTGTGATCTCGCACCTGACCACGAGACGATCCAAGATGGCAGGAGCCAGGTCCTCTGGCTCTCCGTTCATGGTTGCGACCACTGAGAAGCCGCCAGCCTTCGGGTAGAAGATCTCTCCCGTGTCTGGGTGTTCCCAAGAGGCGCTCTCTTGACTGTCGATGATGGACATGAGACGGCTCTCGATGTCTCCGTTCACTCGGTTGATCTCGTCGATCACGAGACGGGCACCCTCGCGCCATGCGCGCAGAGCCAGACCCTCTCGGTATCGCCAGATACCCTCGTCCGTCTGTCGGTATGAGCCGATGATGTCTCCGTCTGTCATCTCCTCAGTACAGATGAGACGGTATCCCTTCTGCTTCTCTGACTTGTGGTAGTTGAGACCGAAGTAGGTCTTACCCGTCCCAGGGATCCCGTATAGCAAGATCCTGTCACAGCCATTACTCATGGCGAAGTCTGCCTGCTCCCAGCAGGTCATCTCCGTAGTCCCTTCCATTATGTCACTCCCTTGTGAGTTAGTTGCGAGGTCGGTCGGGCGACCGACGGCGCCACGGTAGCGCGCCGCCGACCGCCCCGCAACCCGCGCAGAGAGTTAGGGAATGAATGAACGCCTTATGCGCATGTGCGTTCAGCCGCACCAGCGGCGTCGGTAGCGCTAGCTATCCGGCTGCTCTTTGCTTTTTGATGCGTTCATCCGGTACATGGCGTAGTCCTCACACTTTTCTACGAGACTGTCCGGAAGAATGTCTGCAATCCCTTCACACATAAACATGAGTTCCTTTCTGATGTGCTCCGGCCCGTTGGCATACAACACAAGTAGCTCAGTCAACAGATCGGCCATCGTCTGTTGCTGCTCGTAGTCAATGTTGTTTTTGATGTGATCCTTCAGTTTTGACAATGGCACTTTTTCCATGCCTGGACCTCCCGTCCTTGAACTTCAATCATACAATCCATAACCATTCCCGAGTCGTCGCAATCTTTGCATCGACTGTTGTTCATCTTTCGTGACTCCGAGATCTGGTCGAACACGCTGACCACCCGATGTAGCGATGGAAAGTTTGGATCCGTTCGAAGCTTCTGGAGAGCAGCCTTGCCATCGGACGCCGAACACCCAAGCAACTTGACATCTTTGCGCCACGTCTCGAGGATCGTGTTCTTTGCTATTGCCTGTGTTGGGAACATGGCATGAAGCCGGTTGACCAACAACTCAATCTCTCTACTGTTCACAGTTCCACTCCTTGTTGAATGTGTAGCCGCAGCCTATCGACCACGGTTTGCAGATGCTTCACCTCAATTCGCATACGTTCAACTTCACGGTGCAACGAGTTGGCTGCATCCAGTGCGTTGTCACGCTCTTCGCGAATGTGATCAAGAGCATTCGACAACTCCGCAATGCGGGTCTGTCCTTCAATGATCTCAGCTTGTAGCTGATATACGTCACCGATCATTTCTTTTTCCTCCTTGCCAGCTCCCGTTCAAGAGCTTCGATGGTGTCTACTAAACGCTGTTCGTCGCCCCTGCCGGGGAACGAGCGCTTCAAAAACTCAATGGCATTACGAATGTCGTTGATTGTCACTTCGTAGTTATACCCCATCCTTTCAGACCCAGTATTTCCAGGCGTTCGTCCGCTGTCTTGCCGCCCCAAATCCCGAATGGGAACTTGTTGTCTAGTGAATACTGCAGGCAATCTTCCTGGACCATGCATCGTTCACACAAATCCTTTGCTTGTTTGGTTATACCTTGTGAATATCCACGTGGAGAAAAGAACTTCACATCCGGATGTTCTCGGCACAAAGCATCTTGTTTCCAGTCTTCGTTCTTATTGACCAGCAGCCATGCTTCCATCAACTCTGCCATCGCCCGTTTCTTCCTTTCGTTGTCGCGATAGTTCCTGTCTTTTTGTTTTCTATTCTTGCTAGGCATCCAACCCCCACGGCCCCCACCCACTTTCTTGTTGGATGGCAAGCGCCGCGGTCAGGTTAACCGTCGGATCCGCCAAATCCTCGCACCGCGCCAACACATTTTGTGTTTGCAGATACCCCGCCGGATACCAGCGACTCGACTTGCACCAATAGAAATTGATCTGTACCAACCCGAGCGAACCTCCGTTCGGGTCCTTGGCGTTGAACGCGGTAGGGATACACCTTGATTCACGCCACATCAGATAGTCCAGCTTGGGCATGTCGGCCCACTTCCAGCCTGCCTGCAACCCAACAACCCACCACATAGGGCATTTGGCTGTGGCCGGCACCGTCGGGTACCTCGCCGGGATGGGTCCTGAGACGCTATTAGAAGGCTCCTGAGCCTCCAAAATCACGGGTCTGGCATCCCTGACGGGGGTGTCTTTGGGGGTCGCCACTGAGGCCCCCGCCGTAAACAATACCCCTGACAGGACGGCCATTAGCCGCCATAAGGTTTCCATGTTTCCTCCTTTAGTTTAGATCAAGGCAATTAGTTCAGAGAACTCCTTGAGTGTCATGAGAATTATGCCATCCGAATGCCCGTCTGGCATAGCAATCATGATGAACGGTCTTATATCTCCGAACGCTTTCGCTTCATCCGACTGCGACTTCGCCGCGTAGAACCTGGTTGCAATCGGGCCAACTTGAGCCCCAGCTTTTGACTCTGCTCGGAACATGCCGCCCCAATGCTCTTCATGCCGAGAACCCGCTTTGCCTGTTGCCGAGAGGCCAAGCTTCTTCCTTGCACGTCGAGCCTTTGAATCGCCCTTAGCTCTGTTCCGTTTGCCTCGAGCCGCAGGATCGTTGCACCCCCTAACCCGTCGCTTTCCATCACGAGCAGGTCTGGTGAGTAAACCGAACTTAGGACAACCTTCGATATTGCATCTGGATTGATCACCTTGGCATTCTCCTTTGCGCTCGTCCATCAGCCGTTCAACAGTTGATCAATCACCCGAGAAGCGTCACCCTTGGTTAGCTCGCTCATGGACATAAGCTCACGCTCCAAGACATTGCTGACAAACTCGGCCTGTGCTTCTGGCTTGATACCAAGCTTGAACAACTCGGCGCGAATCTTCCCCATCTGCGCTTGACTTGCCGGCTGCCCAGGATTCTTGATAGTGATCGGGCCCTTCGGCTTGACCACCCGTGAATCCGGGAACGCAGACAAAACCATCTCCTCACGGTTCTGCTGCGTGTTATCGATGAACTCCTGTGCCTCCGACACAGGAGAAGTGTTGCGGACAACCTTGCTCATTTCCTCACGGGATGGGCGGGAACCCTTAGCCGCATACCCGCAGTTAGCAAGGCCACGTCCAATAGCGGAAGTCTCACCGTTCTCTAGGTGGCTGGTCTTATTGACCGGACTGGCACCACGAATCTCCTCGGCAAACCCAGTTGCCTTGGGGTGTGCATCTTCGGAACCGAAATAGATCTCGGCCTTGAACACAACCTTGTTGTCGTCGTAGTGAACAATCGATGTGTAGATACGCCCTTCGGGATGATCTGCCCAGAACCTGATCAGTCGATCCTCAACGGTTTCATAGTTGTCAAGATTGAACATAGGCATTGTTTATCCTTTCTACTTTGGGAACTTCATCATTCGGTAAGTTTGAGTCTTCATAAACTTGCTAGCCAAAGCTGGATGAGCTTCCTTAAATCCCTTGTTATCAAACGTGGTTCGACTCACATCTTTCCATTCGACAACCACGTCGCCGTTCAGCGTACCGGCTTCGCAGTCGCCAAGCAACATGCCCAGCTCCCCCTTCAATTTCTTTTCATTAGCTTCGAGCTCACTCATTAGACGACGAGTGCGGGCCAGATCATCGATGATTAGCTGGGCCTCCAACGGTAGTTCTACTACCGGATAGATCGCCGTGGGGTACAAGGTTGCAGCCGTATCGTAATCAACAGCAGCATCTGGCGGGATAGCTCCATCATCAATGTGACCAAGGAACTCGTCACAAGCATTGATGTGGATTGCTTTCTCGTCTGACGTAACGATCTGTTCATGAAAGTGCATGTTCAGATCCGAATCAAACACAACCCAAATAACCTTGTTGGTGTCCTTGCAGATTGCCTGCTGTACGCCCTGCCAATACCAATGGCGGGGGAGTTGCCCAGTCCACTTCTTGCGGGTCGTCTTAACCTCGACGGGAATACCGTCCTTGTCTACGCCGTCAAGCGTGGCAATCAAACGGCCAACCACATACATGACATCCGGAGTTACAACCTCGGAATTTGTCATGTCGTTGTACCAGTTGATAAGCACCGGCTCGAGACGATTGCCGCGCTCCATATCCGGGGTGGTCTCCGTCGCTGAAGGAGGAGTCATCAACTCAACGGCGAACGCCGCCTTCGTCTTGTAAGGATTCTCGTTATGAACGCACGACGCATTCGACGCCGAGATCCTGGCCTTACCCTCTTCGTCCTGCCATCTAACACGCAGCCATTCATCGCTACCGTGTGTTGGCTTAGGGATTGTACGAAACATCCTTTTCCTCCGTTCTCTCAAACACTGGGTGTTCGAGAATTTTGATTTGCTTGACCATGCCGGTCGGGATGTGGGTCACCATACCGACGGTTTTCGGATCTTCCAACTCGTCCGGCATCCACGACGCCGTGACCGAAACATAACCCGGCAAGCAGTCCGGCCACAAGTATCCGACTGTCACGACCGTGGTAGCGGCCGGCTTGTATTTGTCGACCTCAATCCAACCGTTTTCGGAATCGTAGGCGTCCATCCAATGGATCGCAACGAGCGACCACGGGCAGCGCATCTCAGTCAAGCCAGACTGTGTACTCTGCGGTGACTCGAGCTTTGTCTGGGTCGACGAAATGTAGTCGTTGTGACGGACGGCCGACAGCCGCAACAAAGACTCGGGCATATTCGTTGTGTGATTCAGGTGATCCTGTAACAAAGACACGTCCTCCATTTGCCATAGTCAATGTCATGGGTGTATGAAAGTGACCCATGTAAACATCCTGGAATTCTTCAACTACCCCGGTAGCCCACGCATTGCACTTGCGCAAGATACCGAACGCCGGCACGTTACCGCCGTACGAATTAATTTCATCACCATGAACCAGCATCGCCTTGTAATTGCCGATGGTGACCATTTGATACCAGTCATCTGAATCCTGCCAAGACAAGTTCTCGATGCCCGACATCTTGTCGCGTGCAATTCGATATGCGATGCGGTCGATATTGTCCGCCGTAGGCATGTCGCCTTTGCGTCCAAGACGTCCGTGGTTGCCAAACTCACACACTACGGTGACCTTTTCAAAGTACTGGCACAGATGCCTGATCACCAGTTCGATGGTGTTGACAACTTCAAACAACTGCTTAAACAGATGTGCTTCAACTTCGTATGCTTGACCGGGGAAGATGCCGATCCCTTCCACCATGTCACCGCCAAGCATTACGACGCACTCTTTGACCGGATGATGCGCCCGCTGAATATCAGTCAGCTGCATCACCTTGTTGGTCATCAACTGCATACGTTCTCGCAAGGTACTTATCCCGTATGACACGGTTTTCTTTCCGGCCTGCCAATCCGTCAAATGAATCAAACACACCTCGGGATTCTTGGTACGTTTATCTTTTGACGGAGCAACCATCTTGACTGGCTTGGTTGCCAAGATGGCATCGGACACCGCCCGATACACGGCCTCAACGATGTCTGCATTGCGCTGTTTTGCCTTGGCCTCACCCTTCTGGGCCCTGGCCAGAGCAGAACGGAGGTTAAAAACCTCCTCGGCTAGTGCGAACTCGTTCTTATCGCCGGTCATTAAGCTTGTGGCGCCAGTTCAAAATCGTGTTCCCGGAGATCTCATAACCCTTAGTCTTAAGAACCCTGGAAATTACGACGCTGGAAATTGACGTATCGGAAATGGCGTCGATGAGATCCTTGTACTCATCTTCCGGCATCTTTGTCTTCAGCTCATCAAGCTTGTTTGGCTGAATCCGCTGAGCCGACATTGTTTTGAACTCTTCAAATAG